ACATGAACCAAAAAATGAAAGGGGGTAACCATGCCTGAGATTATCAAGAAACTTAAAGTTCTAGATTTATTCTCAGGCATTTAGCCGGAGGTTTTTCATTAGGTCTTGATCGTGCCGGCGGGTTTGAAACCGTTGCGTTTTGCGAAATCGAACCATTCCCTCGAAAGGTATTGGCAAAACATTGGCCGGAGGTGCCTTGCTATGAAGACGTTACCAAACTCACAAGCGACATTCTTCGACGGGACGGAATTGCCGTTGATGTCATCACGGGCGGCTTCCCGTGCCAAGATATTAGCTGCGCTGGAAAGCAAGCTGGCATCAAAGAAGGCACCCGCAGCGGATTGTGGTCCGAAATCGTCAGACTTATTGGCGAGTTATCACCCCGATACGTCATCGTGGAGAACGTCGCAGCGTTGCTTAGTGGCCCAAGTGAACAACGAGGGGGATGGTTTGGCCGAATACTCGGAGACCTGGCCGAGTGCGGGTATAATGCGGAATGGGAAAACATACCGGCAGCAGGCGTGGGCGCTCCCCATCGCCGCGAGAGGGTCTGGATCGTCGCCTACCCACGCGCACAGGTTGGGGCTAACAGCAAGGCCGACGCACAACGTACCGACGCCAACAGCGTCGGACCACATAGAACGGGAATCAACATCAACGGAAGTTCTGAACAAGGACACGAACAAGTCGGTGTCGTTGGATCGATGGGTGAAGTTCTGGCCGACGCCAACAGCCAGGGACTACAAGGGCGGACGCAAGCCGGAAACGCTAGCCGCAGCGGGGCGGGGCGCGACCAACTCTTTAAACGATGCGCTGACATGCCAAGGACAGCATGGATCCCTGAACCCGCCGTGGGTCGAGTGGCTAATGGGGTTCCCAACAGGGTGGACCGACTTAAAGGATTAGGCAACGCCGTAGTGCCGCAAATCCCAGAACTAATAGGCCGCGCAATTATGAAGGCAGAGGGAATGACATGATGAGGTCAGCCGTAACGCCCGAACAGGCGGGGCGCTTGGCAGAATGGGTGGAGGGCTTACCAACGCCTTTCACCCTGACGTTCAGGGCGGGCAAGATCCGCACCAACGACCAAAACGCGCTAGTACACCGTTGGTTTGCAGATATTGCCAAGCAGACACATAGCGCAATCGATCAGGTTAAGCGCGAGTGCAAGTTTTACCAAGGCTGCCCGATCCTAATGGCAGACGATCCAGCTTTCTGCGCATTTCTCAAGCACCTTAAAAACCTGACGTTAGAGGAAAAGATAGCCGCAATGGATTACGTGTCTGTAACATCGGCAATGACCACCAAGCAACTAAGCCAGATGGGTGACGCCATGCGTGCCAAGTATCTGCCGCAAGGCATCCACATGACAGACCCAGAGGGCAACAGATGAAAATTCATAGCGACGAAGCATGGGGCATTGCCTCACAATATTACTACACACTTGAGTCTGAAACTAAAACTCTTGCCGCGCAGATTGACATTCTGGTTAACAAGAAATTGGATCACGCGGCTTACCTCGCCCGTCATGCCTGCTTAGTTCCGCCCGATGGTGGTAGCCCGACGGAGGATGAGGCTGCGGTTTGTGACGAAGCTGCCAAGCGCATCCTTGCTCAAAAGCACGTAGCAGATGAGTCCGCAAAATGAGCGAATTTGCAAACCCGCGCCCAGCATACCAGAAAGGCCAGACACCACACAAGGAACCCCGCAAGCGGATGAAGCGGGCAACCAAGGTTAAGGACGTGTGCGAGCCTGGCAAGATGTTTGTATCCAAGGCGCTGCGCGACTTCGCAAGGGGCCAGCCGTGCCAGATGCAAGGGCCTTGGTGCAATGGCGACAACGAGAAGTCAGCGTTCTGTCATTCACGCAGACGCGCAGGGGCAGGCACCAACCAGAAGCCGCACGATTTTTGGGGGTATCATGGGTGCAGTGAATGCCACGCGCATGAGGACACAGCCACAGACGGGGACCTGCTCGACGCAATACGCCGCACGCAATACGCCGTGTTTGAGCATTTCGGCACCCTGACGCCGTGATTATTATTCTGTAATATCCGAAATAGGGCTTGCTATGGTTACCCGATAACCGTAGTGTAGGGATAGAAGCCAACAAAGGATCAAGACCATGACAATCCGCGCAAAAAACCAAAACCGCATTAACGAAACAAACGCCGCAATCAATGCAGGCAAGCGCAACAAAAACGCAATCTTTTCTGACTTGCGTGATATGATGATGCGCTGCGACGAGATGACCAGCCCGATTGCAGGCCACGCAAATATTGCCACGCATGACGCAGTTTCTGCCGAACGCAATTCGTTGCAATCTTATTTTAACGACCTCAAGGCGGCGGCGTAAAGCCCCGTCCACCAACCCCAACAAAGGATCAAGACCATGACAACGAAAACAGCCCAAGACCTTATCGACGCAATGGACGATCTTTTGTCTGCGCCGTCTAAGCCACTTTCCGTCAAAGAATACTGGGCGCAATCTGTCTCGGCTTCGGTTGCCGCAGACTACAAAAACAGGCGGGTTAAAGATGTCTACTTGTAATTTTGAGCCGACGCTTCGTGATGCGTTAATTTCTAATGGTTATTGCGATTCTAAGGACGGTCTTGACGATGGTAGGCGTTCTATTTATCAAAAATGCGGGCATCTTGAGACTCGCGCCAACGCAAAAGAGGCTTGGGAATGGCTTAAATCAATTGGCGCGCCTCAAATTAAGCCCTCCCCCACCAACCCCAACAAAGGATAAGACCATGACATTTGACAAATGGTACGCACAGCAGAACCCAGACCTTGACCCACGGCTTGACGATGCGGTCAACGAACTGCGCAGCGCATACGATGCAGGCGCGTCAACGAAAGACAAAACCCTGCGCGATGAATTTGCGGGGCAGGCCTTACAAGGCTGCATGATTATTTCAATGGAATATCTTGAATGCGCTTATCCATCTGGAACGATTGTTGCAGACGCGAGAGCCTTGGAGGCTTACAAGATGGCCGACGCAATGCTAGAAGCACGCAAGACGACAGGGGAGGACAAGACATGACTAAATCGTCGTTATACATCGCAGGATTCGTAAATCTAATTATGGCTATGTTTTTTGATAACGGATGGGCAAAAAATCATTCAAGCATACATATGGAAAGCATGTTTATTGTTGGCGCAATCCTTGCATCTGCGGGCGCTATCGTCGGCGCGATTCAATCAACGGAGACAAAATCATGACACAACGAGCAAACAACAACACAGAGGAAAAGACATGAAACTTATTATATGTATGATAACCGGAGCACTTGCTGGGGGGTTAGCTACCGCTATTGGTGGGTTCGGCCTTGATGACTGGCAGTTTTGGGCAATATGTGCGCCTGTCTGGGTTCTTACACCATTGGTGTTGGAGCTATGACACAACGAGCAAACGACTTTCTAATCTGGCGGGCGGGAACGTCAGTCAACTGGGAATGCACCGTGCAAGAAATTGCAACTGAAACGGGAATCCCGCCGAGCACCGTATCGCTTACGTGCAGGCGCAAAGGCTGGAAGCTAGTTCACGGCAACGTGGGCTACGACCTTTCAGGTAGGCAGAGCATTGACCAAATCATGGCAAGCAAGCACTTGCAGTTTAGCGGTGCAACATGAACGCCGACAAAATGGAAGTTGCCACCGCAAACGCATTTAAGGTGCTAAAACTGGTCACCGCAAACGCATTTAAGGTGCCAAAACCGGCAACACGCGTTGAGGCCCACATTGGTCAGGTTATGCTCAAGGCAGAGCGTAAGGCCAAGCACGTTGGCAAAGTCCCGCCCAGCCCAAAGGCACATTTTGGCGCGGCTGTTGTTGATCCGGCAAAATGGCGGCTAAAGGTTCTTGAACTGGTCGCATACCTTGAAGGCAAACCACCACAAAGCAGCAAGAAAATGGCTGCAGCGTTGGGATGCGCAAGGGAGACGGCTGTAAAGCGTGCCAACGAGGCAATCAAGCAGGGCGTGGTATGTAGAACCCCAGGCAAAGGTCACAGCAACAATAACCCCATTTTTGTCTATGCAATTGGAAAGGGATGCAACACATGACCGATGACCACACACACCAAGGCGACGACGTGCATTCTGTTGAGGCGGCGATGCAGCAGGATAATAGGGGTTGGCAACCGATAGGGACAGCGCCCAAGGATGCAGTGATTTTACTATTTAGACCAACCGCGCCTACATGGGGGTTGGTAGCTCAAGGCAAGTGGGAAACACAAGAGCATAATAAACATCCAAGCCCGTACTGGAAGTATTGGATAAAAATAGGCGCAACAACTCAAAGCAGGCTTAACCCCCCCACCCACTGGATGCCCCTACCAGCAGCGCCAACGGAGGGCAAACACTTGACCCCGCCCGAAGAATAACGCATACTTAGGACATGGTCGTCATGGGCCTTCCTTTGTTGGTAAGTGGTCCGCGTATTCCTCCCAGAGCGCGGGCCACGACAACAACCAGATGGCAGCGTTAAGCCATCCAATGACTTAGATGCCCGCGACAGCCTAAAAGGGTCCTCGCGGGTTTTCGACAAGGCCGCGATTGATGCGGTGTGACTACAACCGGTCAATGAGTGCCAGAGTGATGGCGTCAAGTAACCGGACGAACGTGTCACGCCACATGAGCCGCGGCCATAATGCTTTATAAAGGATGTAGGAGAAAAATCATGAGCGCGCAAACATATCGTAAACTTCAATCATACACGCTGCCTTTGGCCGGCGCACTGATGGTTTTCGGCACAATTGCTATGTTGATCGGTTAACACGTTAGCGCTTGATGTTGTGTGATTATAGGGCTTGGCCCGCACTTCAACCTATTCTAAGCATCTAAACCCCAAGGGGAAAGACCACCTATACGCCAACGCAATACCATGATAAAAGGCAAGCCATGACAGATAAGAAAACGCCACAAACGATTGACGAAATACTTGCTCGCGTGACCAAGGGCGAAAGCATCGTTAGAATATGCGGGTCTGATCGAGATTACTTCCTCCCATCGACTGCGGCTTGGTATAAATGGCTTGAAGGTGACAAAGACCTTGTTGATAGATACGCGCGCGCGTGCGAGGCAAGGGCAGAATATCTGTTTGAACAAATCCTAGAAATACCCGACGACGGCACCAACGACACAATTAGAACTGATGACGGCGAACGGCTGAACGCCGATCACATCCAGCGATCAAAGCTGCGCGTTGACAGCCGCAAGTGGATGCTGGCTAGGTTGCAGCCAAAAAAGTACGGCGACAGGATAGAGCAGAACCACACATCCGACGACGGCAGCATGACGCCAAACCGTGCGCTAACCGCAGATGAGGCGCTGGCAGAAATGGAACGCCGTGGCATACCAGCCCCTAAAATCGACTGATGAAATTGATTTAGTCGAGCAGTTCTGGCAGGCGTCAGCGCGCGAATCGTTCTGGGCATACCGGCAGTATATGCGGCCCAAGCTCAAGACGGGATGGTTCCATAAGGAAATGGCGCTTGAGATGGAGGCGTTTGGTCGTGACCTGCTTGCGGGCAAGGCTCCGATCCTGCTTATTCAAGCGCCACCACAGCACGGCAAGTCTTGGGCGGTCGTTGACTTTTTATCATGGCTTGCCGGCATAGACCCCAACCGGCAGGCGATCTATGCCAGCTTTAGCGAACGCCTTGGCA